GCCTATAAGGCCGCCAGCAATAGCACCAGGAACACCAAACGCAGAGCCAAGCGTTGCCCCAGTTACAGCCGCCTCTGCAGCCGATGCACCCCTTCCTGTTTTCTTTGCCATATTACCTACCTATAGAAAGCTTCAAGGCTTACTGACCACTTAGTGAGAAAACTATATCTCGCACGGGTAAAGCCACGAAGACTTATTGTGTGTTCTCCTGCCGCAAGATTCTTTGCGATGTAAAAACCAGACCAAGTGTTTTGATAATGCGGCAGAATCCGAAGGCTTGCAGCAACACCCGATGGATAGTGCGTCTGCCAACATCGAGAGCCTAAAACTTGGGTGTCATCGAGATATATGAAAACCCGTGAAGCATAGTTAAAGTTGAGCGTCGGCATCGCTGGTGTCACTGGATAAGCAGTGAACTGACACATCACATCTGCCGGTGACCTGAGAAAAAAGTTAATACTTGTGTCTGGATAGGCATCAGTGCTTGGGTCGCTTGGGCCACCGCGATCTGTGTAGCCGTTTCCCAAGAACGAATACTCATCATCAGATGCTGTTCTGGAACCATCCAGCCCGCTCACGAATGAATGCATATTAACGATTGGGTTGTAATAACCACGCATTAGGTGCTTTGGTTGCGCCCACCCATCAGTGGCCAAATCTGCGGCAACAACACCACCATCAACGTATTCCTTCATCTTGTCGAGATTGTCTTGTAAACCCTGACCAGAAGCGTTGGTGTCTAAGATTGTTCCTGCTGGAATCGTGACTGGTGTAAATGCCATCAGCTATCTCCCCTCATAATCACCGCACCCAAATGTCCGTTGGAAAGAGTGATGTCGAAGTTGGTGCCACCAGCGGCAGGAATGTCTAAGTAGTTATTCGCATAGCGGCCCGCGCCCCACACTGGGGCATGGAAGACACGGCTACCACCGCCACCGACATCCCACTGGTACACCATCGGGCCTCGACAATAGAGCTTGATTTCATTGATGGTGATGTCCGCGCCAGTATGGACATAGTTCCATGTCCCGTGAACTGTCCTGGCTGGGTAGCAGTCCGTGTCCAAGTACCCCTCCATCGAACAGAACGCGACAGAATCAACCTTTGTGTTGGCTACATTGTTGAAGGTGATGCTTGCTGGGGCGGTAAGACTGGCGTCTAAGTCGGCTTCGTTTGCGAGCTGGGTGAATGCGCCACCGTTGATTCTCCAAAGAGGAAAGAAAAGAATGCCAATCGCGTCTGGCCGATTGTTGGTCCTGCTTCCGGTTGCTGGTCCTGCTGGGCCATTGCTCGCATAACCAGCGTCATTAATCTTGCTCAGAAAGATGTCGAAATGAATCCGAACAAGATCGCCTGCCTTTACGACAATGCCTCCGTCCGGGCCAACCCCCGGCCCTGTCCAGTTTAGATGAAGACCATCACCGTGAGAAATGTAAAACGCACCCGTCCCATCTGTCGGTGTGCTGACCGAATCAGTGTAGGTGTTTGAGGTAATCGCTGAAGTGCAGTTGGTTGTGTAGTCAACCCAGACAACGGGCTCCATACGACCTGTTGAATACGAATGTGCTGCAAGCTGACGCTTATCAATACCTTCAGACCGAGTGTTGTCCTCATTGATAGAGCCAGTGGCCGTCTGAACGGCAGAGAACTTGTTGTTCGTATCGGTTCGGTTGGTAGTCTCACCGGCCTCAAAGTTAGTTGTGCTGATAGTGCTCATTTAGCGATACCTGTTGATTGCTGTGAGTTGTCCACCATCATAGTAAAAAACAGGGTCACTGATGGTGACAACATTGGTGCCTGCGGCTGTCGAAGTAAAAGCAGAACAGCGCCACCGAATCTCAATCTTATGGTTTCCGGTTGAAATGGGGACATCCGTCACAAGGTGAATTTGCCCAACATTCTGCATGTGAACACCACTTCGGACAACCACCGCACCGTCCAACAGAACCTGGAACTCAACGGTTCTTAGAAACGCCGCACCCGCTGTTGAGTTGAAAGTCCAATACCAACAGTTGAACTCTAGGTGGAGCATCCCCTCTTGGAACAGTGTGTTGATACTGTATGCTGGATTGGTCTTCCAACTACCGCCATAGTTGTTGTGAGTAATCGCCTTTATCGGTTGGGTCAGAACACTACCAGCACCCGAAACATCGCGGTCCCAAGACAGGTTTGCCGTTACCGTGTCTTGAGCCCTAATGTTGGGAACGACGACATACTTGACCATTGCATTTGAGGCCAGCTCTTGGTTGGACACACTTCCATTTGGCAGGTTCTCCCTGTCTAATCCACCGTTAATCTCACCCTTAAATGCGTTGAATGAGGTGTTGAACTCCTCAACATCGAGGATGTTCCCACTGCGGTGGTCGCCTTCTGTCCACTTGAAAGCCATTAGCGCTTACCCTTGATGGTGTGGGTCTTGTTGGCAGCAAACTCAAGCGAGTAGCCCACAAGAACAAAGTCGTTGTTTGTTTCCACTTCAAAGGCAAAGAACGAGGCAGCACTCAGCGCAATAGGGTAGCGAATGGTGGTGAACATCGGGTCTTCCCATACAGCAGTGTCCCAGATTGCAGTGTTGAATACCGCTTGGTCTGGATGGTCTGCACGCTGCATCTTCTCACCAGAAGACGTGACGCCATCGTAGTCGAAATCTTTGAAGTATTTCAAGGGGATAGCGTTGTCGCCCTTGGTCATGACGTGCAAGTAGACGTACTTGACAAACTTCTTCTGTGCCGCCTTGCCCATGTCCATCCAGTTGGACTTGTAGGTAGATGTAATCGCCACCTTGGGAATAGCGGTACTTTCCCCTTCAACAATACCAACCGAATAACCATCAATACGTTTTCTGGAGACAACGAACAGACCAGTCTCCCAGGTAGCCGGTGTCCCGCTTGGCTTGCCTGTGTTGTGACCAAAGATGAGCTCGCCGTTCTGGTCAGATGCAATGCACCCCACTGGAAAGTTTGCACGAGTAGACCAAGCGTTCTTATCCACATGGTAGACCAGGCCAAACGATGGTTTTTCTTCTCCATCTACAGGCATATAGCAATGCCACTCTCTCCACTTGGGGCTGTAAGTAGCAGATGCGCGAGCCAAGAGAGCGGAGTTGAATCGCTTCTCTGTCTTCACAAGACCGGGGGTCATCTTCTCAACCTTGACTTGAGAACCACCGTCAAGACCACCGTGGATTCGGTAAACACCGTCATTGCCAAGGAACATGACACCAACACCGGGAACCGCCGTTACTGAGTTGATTGCTCTACAACCAATGCCCTGAATGAATGGCACAACATTGAATCCGTTGACTGGGTCTCCGCGAACCAACTCAATAGAAGACTCTCGAAACAGAATCAGATTGTTGTAGTAGGCGAAGAGTCCTGTAATGTCACCACCATCCCGAACCCCTACATCGAAATAGTTTAATGCTGAAAATGAATCGGGATTCAGCGGGTTCGAGAAGTACACTCTTGTGGGGTCAGCTTGTCCCCCATCTAAGAAAAGACAGTTCTTAAAACTGGCAGCAAACCTGGCCCCTGGGCATGGAAAAATGACGCTGTCAGCAGCAGAAGGAGCAAGGTTTAGAAGAAACTGGTCTGGCGTATAGTCCACATAGGACTTGTCCGTGTTGTTTTTAATCTCAGCTACCAAGTAGTAAAGCGCACCAGCATCAGACGAACCACCACTCCCAAGGTTCTTTGTCCTATAGATTCTTCTGGCTACTGTTCCAGCAGGACCAATAGGCAAGTCATCCAGGTAAACCGCTTGGCGCTTGTTGTCGTACTCAGTAGTGGCACCACTTGTTTCTGTGTCCCAAGTCATCGTTTCCGATTCAGCAGAGACAGGACTCTCACTGCCTGATTCTGAAACCCAGGACACGCGCCACCTGTAAGCATTCTTTGCGTTGTCTTCAGTATATCCAAGCCCAATAATCTGAGAGAACCCAACAGGAACCGCTTGCTTTGCACCCACCTCGGCTTGGATGATAAAGTTCTGTCTTGAGCCGCTTCCAGTTGTATCGTTCTTGTCTACTCCCCACGGAGTAGGGGGGGCTGGAATAGTTTCCCAACCAAGAGTGTGGACCTGATTGTTCTCTTTCTCACCATCAAACTTCAAGGGCTTGTCATGGCCGTTGACAATGATGAGGTAGCGACCAAATGGTTCATAGTCGGTGACAGGCTCATTAAGCGTAGGGATTCTACGAAGCCTGTCAATCGGAACAATCCCGCCACCGGAGCCAGTATTTCCAACAAGAAAGTTCAAATCACATCTAGCAGCAGCGATGTTCTCAGACTCGTAGAGGTAGAAGGTTCTAGCGCCACTATGAGTACTCCACACATAGAGACTGTGAATCCTTCTCTCAGTAGTAAACGGCTGATATAAGACGCCATTCGGAAAGAACTTCTCGTAGCCAATACGGTTGTCCCATCCACCTGTAGCGGGGTCCACAGTAAAGTTCTCTACCTTGGTGGCAGACCCAGACGGTTGCGGAAGAATCTCTTCTACACCGCCCAGTTTTGGAACTTCAAGTTTTAGCCTTGGGTCCATCTTATCCCCGCGTAGACAGTGTGGTAGCCGTTCTATAACTTAGAGCCGTCTCCCGATACCCCTGCTTAATCCAATAACCTGCTCCTTCCGAGAGGTAGAGGTTTTCGATTCTTAGCAACTCAACGTCTGCCTTCCGCCGGTACATCTCAGAATGCTGCAGGTTGTCATGCTTTACGAAAAGCTCCTGACAGGCCCTGTAGACGAGGTAGCGGTGGTGGTCAGGTGGAAACTCAGGAACGTCCGTATCCTCGATGAGACGGTCAGGACGGTACACGAAACGGGCCTCGATGAGATAGTCGGTATCTTGGCGAGGATAAAGACGGACACGCTTATAGTGGCCATCGTTCTCAGGCATCCTGCGA